GTGGCAGCCGAGGCATACTCCGCAGCCAAGCACGCCGCCGATTTGATGCAGGTCATTCTGGGCGCTGTCAGCAAATAGGCGCCATTCAACCAACCAACGGCGCTCGGTTCGACAACGAGCCGGGCGACCATTCCCACGAAAGGGGAAGATCATGTCGAACGCTATTGTTCTCATCACTGGTGCTTCTGGCGGTCTGTCGGAAGTGGAAGAGATGATCCTGGCCGAGGCCGGCAACGACCAGCGCGCTTTCGAGACCATTCCGACCAAGATCACGATTGCGCCGGGTGGCATTGGCGCCTTCGCCACGTCAGACGGCGAGACAATGAAGACCATTTCCGGTGTGGTGGCGGTCGCGCAGATTGCGCGTGCGTATTGGCCGGAGAAGGGCAGCAAACGCCCGCCGCTGTGCTCGTCGCCCGATGGCGTGACCGGCATCCTCAACCAAGAGCCGGACATCGAGCAGGTGCGCGCGGCTGGCACTGCCGCCATGCCGCACACGGCGCTGCGGCTGATGGACGCCGGGCAGCCGGTGCCTGAGCGATTCTCCTGCGTAGACTGCCCAATGTCGCAGTGGGGCAGCGTTCACCAGGACGGCAAGGCCGGTGGCAAGAGCCAGGCATGCAAGGAACTGCGCCGCCTGGTTGTGCTGGTCGATGGGTGGGCGCAGCCGGCGCTGCTGACGCTGCCGCCGACGAGCATCAAGGCATGGGACGCCTTCTGCTCGATGCAGCAGCGAAACCGCTCCGCATACTGGGCGGTGCGCGTGACGATCAGCCTGGAGAAGCAGAACAGCAACGGCGGCGATCCGTACAGCACGGTCGTCATCACGCCGAAGGAGAAGCTGGCCGACAAGACGCTCCTGCAGGCAGTGATCGCTATCCGCCGCGAGTACGAGCAGCTTGTGCGCAGCATGAGCATCTCGCCCGACGAGTACCGCACGGCGCCGGACACTGGCGGTGCGGAAACCGTGACGGTTGATGGCGAGGCGCAGCCGTTCATGTAGTCGCTTGCTGGTCGGTCGGTTGCCTGACCGACCGACCAGCCAACTGGCCGATGGAGGCCGAGATGAACACGTATCTTACTGGTGGTGAACTCCTACTTCCGACTGGCGAAAAATGCCGACGCTGCGGAAAGACGCTCAAGGACGCCGAGTCCGCACGTGTAGGCATGGGGCCGTTGTGCCGGAGTAAAAATCCGGCAGGGCCGGCGCAGACGAAGGATACCGTTGACCAGTTTCTCTACGAGCCGCTGTTGGCGGAAACGCTGGTGCTGCGCCGCCACAGTTCACAGCGTCAAGCCGAGATTTGGACAAACGTGCCGCACTACGCGGTGCAGCACTCACCGTCTGGCTACGAGTGGGGCTACAACGGCAGTGGGCCGGCTGACCTGGCGCTGAATCTGGCTGAGGCAGTCATCATGATCGCCAAGCTGGAAGGTGGGCCGCGCAACAAGTGCTGGATCGGCAGCGTGTCGATGGCTGCTTGGACGATCCACCAAGACCTGAAACGCCTACTGCTCGCCCAGGCGCCGTCGCACGGATTCGAAATGCCATTCATTACGCTGCTGGCGCTGGTGCGACCGATGGTCGAGGAGTTTTGGGCGCAGGCGTATTCCGAACTTGGGGCGGTGCATGTCTAGGGCGCGCATCGGCCAGGGTTGGCGCGGTGGGCGCAGGCGCCTTGTGTACGGCAACGTGCCGGGCTGTCGGCGCTCGTGGCAGGCAATAGACGCCTGGTCGGTAGTTTTCATTGTGATCGTTTTCCTGGCGCTTGTGTGGGCACGGCGCCAAAGTTAGGAGGCAACATGTACGCTTTGATTTGGCTGAGTCGGTATGCCAAAAACGACTATCAACTGGAGGTTTGTGAGACCGTCGAGGACGCGCTGGACGCGGCGGAGTCCAATCGCCTGGAACGCCGCAATTACGGCAAGACCTGGTGGATCACCGCGCCAATGGCACGCCGCGAGACGTTCGTTGGTGCTCAGGAGACGATTTTGGCCGTCAGTTTTGCGAAGTCGAACGAGGACGAGGACTAGGCGCATGCCAATGGATCGCAGCAAGTACCCGCCGAACTGGGAGGCCATTCGTGCCGCAATCCTTGAGCGAGAAGGGCATTGCTGCAAGTTCTGCGGAGTTGCCAATCGCTCGGTCGGCGCCAGGAGTGGCGACGGGCAATGGCACACACCGCGTGAGATTAGGGAGATGGGCGACGCCGAGTTTGGCCGAAAGTTCGCTTTCGGGAAGGCGATCCGAATGATTCGTATAGTGCTCACGGTCGCTCATCTTGACCACGATACGACCAACAACGACACGGCGAACCTGGCTGCGCTTTGCCAGCGGTGCCATCTGCGTCACGACGCGGATTATCACAAAACAAATGCCGCAGCCACACGCCGGCGCCGCAAGGAAGAGCAGCAGCAGGCGCTGCTGACGGAGGCCGAATGACAAAGACACTATATGCATCCCTGCTTGATGCGCTGAGGGGGGCTGAGGGCGCCGACGTCGTGGTGTTGCCGGTACAGCAGGCGAGTGCGCTGGCTTCAATGATCGAGTCGATGAGCGGCATTGCTGTGGCTATCGAGCGAGCGGCGCAGCAGGTCGCGGCGGACGCAAACTACCTGATTGAGGTTGGCGACGCCGTCGTGCTGGAGCAGCCGACCGAGTGGTCGGCGCAGGCGCCGGTCGGCATTGCCTGGCTGATCGCCGATCTGGATCGGGGCGAAGACTGGACAAACGTGCCGCCTGGGTTGCGGCAGCGCATTGTCGACTATGTGCTGGATACGTTGGCACGACGCTATGACCGCTTGGAGGAGGCGATGCAGCACGCGCCGTCTTGGTTGCCGACCTGGACGTCGTTGTATCGCAGCCACAACGCTCGCTGGCGCAGCGTGCGCGCCGGCGCGGTTCGCGCAGAACGGGAAACCTATCTAGGCCACGCGGCGCACTGGAACAAAGTGCGCGCAGGAGGGGAGGCATGAACGAGGAAGATCAGGGTGGTTACTCCGGCATTTTTTACGTGATGCTGGTGATCGGAATTATTGGAGTCCTGGGGTTTTTTTTGGTCGCCGCTGGCGTCGCTGGTGGCATGTAAGGAGAGGTGATGTCGCCAAAAGAAACGCTGACGCTGATCGGGTTTTCGCTAGGGGTTCTGTCCATTTTCGGCATGGCGATCTTCCTCTGGAGGTGCCGTGCCGGTTGATAGGAGTCAAGTCCTATTGGCCGTTCGATACGCCGTGCGCCAAATGAGCGATGAGCAGGCGCGCCGGCGCTTCGATGAGCTAAAAAGCAGGTACTTGATCGGCGATGAGAGTGAGGAAGTTCTCCTGCTCGCCGAACGACTGGGCGAGCAAGGCGAGATTTGGACGTTTGATTTTCGCAATGAGACATGGCGCCGCAAAGGGGCGCAAGGAGACGCACCATGAAGTTAGTTGCTTACACGCCAGGGCCATACGAACCGGGGCCGCAGGGAGATGATCAGCATGGTTTTTGCTCTGTTCGTTTGGTGCTAGCTGTCGCGCTGGCGATCTTGCTTTTGACCTTGCTGGCCGGCGCCATTCGTGGCGCCAAGCCGCCGACCGACGTCGGGCGCTGCCCGAAATGCGGACGGTCATACTGGGACTGTGCCTGCCCGACCGACGAGTAATGGGAACGCAGACAAAGAAACTCCAACAACGCATCCTGGCGGCAGCCGCCGCCAGGAGCGAGTTGGATACGCTCGCCTGGTTTGTCGAAATGAAGATCGGCCCGGTCGAGCATGCGGGCGCACCGTGGCCGGGCAGTCTGGTGCCGGTCGTGCCGGTGGCTGGCGACGCCGAGACCAGCCGCCAGTGGGCGGAGATACTGGAGGCGCTCTTTAAAGGCGCCAACGCTGGCCGGGAATTTGCACTCGCACTCACATCCTGGGACGTGCTGAAGGCGACGGGGGTTGCCTGGTACGAGTGGGGAGAACGCACGTTCGATGTGGTATGCCCAGGGTGCGGGGCGATCAACGACGACTGTATATGCCGAGCGATCAAGGAGGTAGTGAGTGCGTGAAAGCCAGGTTTATCGGCACTTTGTGAAAATGGCCGACGACGAATGGCAGGTGCTTTGGGGTGGCTACGCGGCGTTTGTGCATAAAATGCATGGGCGCTGGACGGTGCATCTCTTAGGCGGTTCGCGCCTGCTCGACAGAGACTTTCCTACGCACCAGCAGGCGATTGACGCCTACTGGAACATCAAAGCCTTATAGGGAGGCAACAATGACCGAACGATCTGAGGATTACGGACGCACGCTCATGGGGTGGATCGAGGCGCTGCAGATCATGGCGCCGCACTATCCAGGAGGCATCAACACTCGCTCGCCGCTACATGGCGAGCACGACGAGGTTTATGCGATCAAGGCCGAATTTCTGCCGGAGGATTCAGAGGACGGCCAGAAGCTGCTTTCGATGGGCTGGTTTGTCTGCGAGTACACAAACTGTTGGATGCGGTTCACATAAAAAGGTGCAAAATGATCTCGCCTTCAATACTGGCCGGGAAGTTGGACGACACGGCAAACAGAGACTTTGCGACAGAGAGTGCAATCGTGCGCCTGCTGTTCGGCGCCGAGACGATGCAAGTGACGCACGGCGCTGACCCAAACACGTCTTTTCTCTACATTGTAGATCGCCAGGCGACGGAGGACGTGCATCCTTCCTGGTGTCTCAGGATGCACGCATGGAGGGGGGCGAATAGCGTCGAGTTCTGGGGGCGTGCGGTGCCTGCTTGGTCGATCAATGTAGTCTCTGCCTGGGAGTTGCTGCGAATTTTGTCCGAGCAGTCGCTGCCAGACTGGGAGGTGTTTTGGGACGCGTTCAGCGAGCGTGCGCCAACGCTGCGCAGCCTGGCCGGGGTGCCGGCGACAAACGTGGCACGCGCCATCACGCGGTCGGTGGCCGAGGCACTTGCCGTCTACCACCTGCACATGCGTACAAGGTCAATCGGCGACGTTTTTGTGCAACACCTGTTGAAAACAAAGGAATAGACCAATAGGTCAACTTTGTTTCGGCATGGTGACAATCTATTGACTTCGTGGTAAATTTTCCATACAACCAGGGTGCGGTGGCTGCCGGGGCGCCACCGCATTTTCTATTTCCGGCAGCCACTCGCATCCGCTTTCTATGGATGGAGGACACCATGCAAAACACGAACAAACTCACTGCCACGTTCAAAAGCCGAAAATTCTGGGCATCCTGGATCAGCGTGCTGGTCTCGCTTGGAGTGGTCGTCTGGTCAGAGACGCAGCAGGCCGAGATCGCCAATTCGCTGGCCGTGATTGCTGGCGCGCTGGCGCCTGTGATCGTTGGTGCAATCTACGTTATGTCAACGGCGATTGAGGACGCGGCACGCGCTCGCGCGCAGACGACCAACAAACCGGAGGCTAACCAGTGACGGACGACGCATCACTTACAGGCGCCTTGCTCAAGATTCAGTACGTCAGGCTGGCCGACGCCGTGCTATGGGACAGGAATCCCAAGAAGCATGATTGGGTCAGCCTGATGGCATCTATCCGCAAATATGGCTTTCGTGACGCTCCGATCTACGACGGCACGCTCGGCGCTATTGCTGCCGGCAACGGTCGCATTCAGGCGCTGCAAACTATGTTCCAGGCTGGCGAGCCGGCGCCGGTCGGGGTCGGGGTGGACGCTGTCGGCGCCTGGTACGTGCCGGTGCAGTTTGGCATTGACGCAGCCTCGCGGCAGGTGGCCGAGGCGTTCGCTGTCGATCACAACAACCTCACGATGGCCGGCTTTAGCCTGGCCGAGCAAGCGCGGTTGTGGGAGGCCGACGACTATGCCGACCTGGTGCAGTCGTTGCGCGCTGACGGTGAACTGCCGGTGTCGGTGGACGGCGCTGAGTTCGATGCCTGGCTGCAGGAGCTTGCCGGGCTGGACGAGCCGGAGCCAGACGACCGCGACGCCGAACCGGTCGATCCGAACGACGAGCTTCGCGAGAAATGGGGCACGGAGGTCGGCGATATTTGGGAGTTGAAGGCGCCGGATGGTCGGACGCATCGCCTGGCTGTTGGCGACAGCACAGACGGCGACACGATAGGGCGACTGTTGGCCGGGAGGCAGGCAGCCTGCATGTGGACAGACCCACCCTATGGGGTCAGCTACGTTGGCAAGACCAAAGACGCCTTGACCATCGAGAACGACGGCGCCGACGACCTGCCGGCTTTCCTGGCAAAGGCGTTTGCTGTCGCCAACGGTGCGTTGATGGACGGTGCGCCGATCTATGTGGCGCACCCTGCCGGGCCGTTGCAGATGGTGTTCAACGATACTTTTACTGGCGCCGGCTGGAAGTTTCACCAGACGCTGACCTGGGTGAAGAACTCGATGGTGCTAGGGCACTCCGATTACCACTACCAGCACGAGCCGCTCATGTATGGCTGGAAGCCGGGCAGCCATCCCTGGTACGCCGGGCGAGATCGGGTGTCTGTGCTGTTTGTGGATCGGCCAAGCCGCTCTACCATGCACCCCACCATGAAGCCGGTGCCGCTGATCGTAGAGACGCTGGCGAACAGCACCAAGACCAACGACGTGGTATACGAGCCGTTCGGCGGTTCGGGCAGCACGATGGTGGCCGCCGAGCAGTTGCGCCGGCAATGCTATGCCTGCGAGCTTTCGCCCAACTATGCTGCCGTCATCCTCCAACGCATGTCGGACGCCTTCCCAGAGTTGACCATCCGCAAGGTGGACGAGATCGAGGACTACAAACCAATCGTGGTCATGGCCGGTGAAGGCGTGCCGGTCGAGAGGCCGGTCGTCACGAAGGCCGACGTGCCGGACGCTGTTTGGCCGTCAGACGATTACGGCATTCCGATCCTCGACCTGGCGATGCAGGCAGACGCCGCCGACGTGCCGATCATGGTCTGGGGTGGCTATGGCAGCAGCCGTAAAAAAACCAAAATGCCGGGCACGTGGCTGTTCTACACCGAGGATAGCCGCTTCGAGGCGCTGTGGGACGATCCGACCACGGTCGTCAACTCAGGCTGCGTCAACGCTGCCGAGCCGAACTTTTCCTGCTACTCGCAGATGCCGGAGGCGCAGTGGTTGTGGCAAATCTACCGCAAGCGGTGGATCGCCAGATACTGGCAAAGCAAGGGTGTTCGCGTCTTTGTCGATCTGAACGTCTACCGAGGCGCGTACCACTACAACCTGCTCGGTGTGCCGGCAGGCTGGAAAGCTTACGCGACGCGCGGCTATACCGACCGTCTGGACTGGACGGACGAGGAGTATCAGATGGCCGTCGAGCGTGCCGGCACACCAGAGGGCGTGATCTTCCTGGTCTATGGCGGAGGCGCCGAGGTGCGCAGTCGCTGCAAAGAGCGTGGTTGGCTGTGGATACCGGAGGGGCGTGACGTGCTGCGAGGGCGCTACGCCGACGAAGCTATGCGTGGTGAGGACGCAAAGGGCGTCAATGTGATCACAAGGTAAGGAGGTTGAGATCATGGGCAAAAACACTGGGGGTAACCGTAAGAAGGGGCGAGCAGGGGCCGGTGGTGCTGCCGCCAATGTCGGGCCGGGACAGCAACTGGCCGGGCCGCAAGCTGCTGGCGTCACATCAAAATGGGTGGAGGCGGCGTTCGGCACAACCAATCCGAGCAAACTGTTTAACGAGAGAGGACTGACAGTCGATGTTAGTGTGGCAGGCGACGTGACGATTTGGGCGCAAGGCGACGGTTCAAGCCTGCAGGGGTTCGCGCAAAGTCTATCAGCCTTCGCTTTTCGGAGTGGATTTGAGCTAGAGGCGACGTCGGGGGTTCTGCCTTTACCGAACGGAGAATTCCAAAAGTATAAGTTGGTAGGAGGCTAATCGATGGGCAAGAATACTGGGGGCAACCGTAAGAAGGGGCGAGCAGGGGATGCAGGACAGAACGGCGACACAAAGCCGGCAAAGTCCATCGGTGGGCTGTGGTTTGACGACACGGCCCACGTGTGGCGACAGAAGACGAATGGGCAGATCGTGCCGGGTTTCAAAGGCGAAAAGATACCGCTCAAGGCGAATCTTAGTGCGTCTCGTTACGGCAAACATGGCATGTTGACGGTTCCGGCTACCGCTGCTGAGGTCAATGGTGTTTCACTGTCGGCTGGAACGGACAAGTTGGCATCCGGCTATTCCGCGCCGATGCGCATCAAGACCACGAACATCGGAAATCAAAAGTTTGTCTTGGTTGCTTCAGCCAGTGGACAGGTGCGCGCTCTGGCAAAAACCAGGGAGAATCTTCTCGGCTTTGCCGCCGACATGATGTTCACCGTCTACGAGTAACGATGGCGCCGGCAAAGATCGAGCAGGAGTGGGTCGAGGACGTTTCCGAACAACTCGACCGCATAACCGGTCATGGCGCGCAAAAGAAGCGCGACACGATCATAGCGCTGGTGGACGCTCGTCTGAACCAGCGCACCGACGCCACCGCGTTCCGGCAAGTCGGCACGGCGCACAAGATCACATACCACAAGTCGTGGAAGCACGATCCAACCTTTATCGAAGTGCTGGCCGAGGTGGAACGCCTGGCGACGCACTGGCGCAATATGCGCCAGGCGCGTTACCTGGCCGAGGCCGCCGACCGTCTGGCGCAGTTGACGCCTTCTGCCGTCACCGTGCTGGCGAAGGCGATGAAGTCGGACGATCTGAACGTGGCGCTCAAGGCCGCCTTTGGCGTGCTCGACCGCGCCGGCATGCAGACCGCAGCCAAGCAGCAGCACGAGCACACGGGGCCGGAGGGTTTGCCGGTCGGCACGCTGATGAGCCTGGAGGAGTGGCGCCGCTACCAAGCCGAGCAAAAGAAGGGCGCGGAGGATATTCTTGACGCGTTCGATACGCAAGTCATCGGAGAGACGGCGCTTCCTGCTTGAGCATTTGTATTTGCCTGGCGCAACGGGGGTCGAAGGGGCAAAGTGGGAGTTCTTTCAGTTAGACCACCTGGACGACGACAGCACGTTCCGCATCGAGAACAAGTCCAGGCAAATTGCCTGGTCGTGGCTGACCGCTGCCGAGGCTGTGGCCGAAGCGATCCTCGCCAAGCAATCCTCGATCTTCATCTCGATCAACCAGGAAGAGGCGCAGGAGAAGATACGCTATGCGCACGCCGTCTACGATGCGATCTATGGTATAGCCAACCTACCGAGGATTGTGCGCGACAACCGTCTCGGTATCGAGTTGTCCAACGGCGCTCGCCTGTCCAGCCTGCCGGCGCGCCCACCGCGTGGCCGTGCGCGCCACACAGTCTATATGGACGAGTTCGCGCATGTGCGCGACGCCGGGCTGATCTACACGGCAGCCATTCCGATCATATCGAAGGGTGGGCGTCTACGCATCGGTTCGTCACCGTTCGGTGCGTCAGGCAAATTTTGGGAGATATTCACGCAGCGCCTGAACCGCTATCCTGGTTACACGCGCATCACCACACCCTGGTGGGCGGTGCAGTCGTTCTGCAACGACGTGCGCCGAGCAAGGGTCGAGGCGCCGGCGATGCTGACCAGCGACAGGGTCGAGCGGTTTGGCAACGCTCGCATGCGCACGGTTTTCGAGAACATGCTGCTGGAAGATTTCCGCCAGGAGTACGAGGCGGAGTTTGTCGACGAATCGACCGCGTGGATCACTTGGGAAGAGATCAGGGAAGTGGAAGACCAAAACCTGATCTGGTTCAAGAGCAGTTCTGTCGGCCAGGATGTCGGGGCAGCGTTCGAGGCTATCGAGGGGCTGCGCCAGGCATGTGCAGACCGGAAGGCGGAGTTTTCGTTTGCCGGCGGCATGGATATTGGGCGCAAGCGCGACGCTACCGAGATCGTGCTGGTCGGCATCAGCAGCACGGAGTCGTTTCCGGTGCGCCTGGCGATCACGCTGGAGCAGGCGCCGTTTGACGAGCAGTGGGCGGTGCTCGACCGCATCATGGAGGCGCTGCCGGTCGCGCGGCTCTTTATCGATCAGAACGGCATCGGCATGCAGTTGGCGGAAGCTGCTTCCGCCAACTGGCCGTACAAGGCCGAAGGGCAGACATTCACGGCAGCATCGAAGGCGCTGTGGGCAACTGACGCCAAGATGCTGATCCAGAAGCGCAAGACGCCGTTGCCGGTCGACCGAGGGCTGGCGTACCAGATACACAGTATCAAACGCAAGCCGACCACAGGGGCGCAGATGCAGTACGACGTCGAGCGAAACGAAAAACATCACGCCGACAAGTTTTGGGCATGGGCGCTGGCGCTGGCCGCCGTCCAGTCGCTGGTCAGGGAAGACGGCGACACCGTTCGAGTATACAGCCGCCGCAGGAGGTAAGAGGGGCATGGCAACAAACGAGCAGTTCGCAGAGGCACTCTATACGCTGGTCACCAACTCAGCGTTGATGGACAGGCTGTCGCTGGCCGGCGCATCCGGCAGGATGTACGGAGGCAGCCGCGACGTGTTCGACGCGGCCGGCTACGAAAAGCTGCTGTCGTTCGAGGTGATGTACGACGCCTACAGGCGCCAGGACGTGGCAAAGCGTATTGTGCGCGCCGCGCCTGACGAAACCTGGCGTTTGCCTCCGACCGTCGTGGACGGCGCTAACACCGAGGACGGTAGCGATAGCACGCCGTTCGCCGAGGCCGTCAGTCAACTCGTGGCCGGCATGCAGACCGGCGCCGCCGACGCGCCGCCAGGGTTGTGGCACTACGCGAGCCGCCTTGACCGTATTTCCGGCATCGGTCGGTATGGCTGCATGTTGCTCGGTGTTCGCGACGGACAAGAGCTTGACCAGCCGCTGCAGCCGGGAAAGCGTGATCTGAAAGACCTGCTTTACGTGAGCGTCTTTCACGAGGGCACGGCGGATATTGTCGAGTACGCGCGCGACAAAAACGATCCGCGCTATGGCAAGCCGCTGTTCTATACGCTGACCATCGGCAGCGAGGAGGTAGCGACGGCGACAAAGCGCGTTCATTGGACGCGCGTGATTCACGTCGCGGAAGATCTGGAGGACGACGACACGTTCGGCACACCGCGCCTGGAAGCCTGCTGGAATCGAGTGACCGACATCCTCAAAATCATGGCCGGCGCTGGCGAGGCCGCCTGGAAGCTGCTCGACGCCGGACATATTGTCACCACGCGCGAGGGCGCCAGGCTACCGTCCAAACCGGACGATCTGCATGCGCTGGAAGACCAGATCGATGAGTTCGTCAACGGGCTGCGCCGCTGGCTGCTGGCCGAGGGGCTGGATACTAGCAGGCTGGAGGGCAGCGTCACCGATCCGAGTGGGCTGGTGTATACCAACATCGCGCTCATCTCGGCGGCAACAGGCATACCACAACGCATCCTGCTCGGCAGCGAGCGGGGCGAGTTGGCGTCCAGCCAGGACGAGAGCAACTGGGCAAAGCAGATCGAGACGCGCCAGCAATCCTATGCCGGGCCGCTGATCATCCGACCGCTGGTCAATCGGCTGATCTATGCCGGCATCTTGCCGATGCCGACCACAGGCAACTTCGTGATCAAGTGGCCGGCGCTGGTCGATAGCGACCGCGCGCGTGACGCTGGTATTGCGGCCACGGTCGCCGACGCGCTGACCAAGATCGGCGCCGAGATCGATCCGGTGATCTTCGCTGAGACCTACTTCCCAGACCTGCCCAGGGGCGCCGTCAAGCGTGCGCCACAGCCGCCACAGCCGCCACAGCAGCCGCAGCAGCCTCTTGGCATGGTTGCACCAGAAGGCCAGCCAGACGCCGCACAGCCGCCACAGCAAGGCGCAGAAGGGCAGCCGGACGCCGAGCCGGAGAACGGAGGTGAGCCGGTTGCCAATACCGGCGCTCGCTTTCGTGGGCCGGTCTGGTTCGTCGCTGGTGAGGAACGCCCAGTCCAGTATCCGTGACGGCACGGTCGCCTTGCGCCTGTCGCGAGGCGATCAGTATGCCGAGCAGTGGACAAAGGCCGAGATTGAGCAGGTGGCGACCGCCAACCTGTATGCGGCGCTGCAGGAGCAGGCAATCGAAACGATGGTGCTGCTCGGTATCCCACCTGGGCCGGTCGGCGCCTGGTATGATCCGCCGCCGATCTTGGTGGAGGCGCCGCACGATCCTGGGCAACGCCTGCCGGTGCCGGTCAGCCTGGTGACCAACACGATTGACGTGCTGGCGATGATCGCGCAGGCAGAGCAGTTGTGGAAGGCCGGTTCAGGCGCAAACGCTACGATGGAGGGCGCTGACAACCTGATCGCCTTCAGCAACACCTGGCTGCCGCTAGGACAAACGGCGGCAGTCAAACAGGCGCAAGGACAGCCGCTTTCGCCAAACGAGCAGTTGGCGCTCACGGTCAAGCTGCGCATGGACAGCCTGACCGCAGACGCGATCCTGGACAGCGACAACCAACCAAAGTCCGCAACCGACTGGGCGAAGAACGCAAAGGCGTCGTGGGTAAACCACAAGACGACTTTGGCGCCGACCGCGCTGCCGACGCAGCCGGTGGCTGCCGGGCAGCCTGACCCGAAACTCACCAAACCGTCCATCCAGGGACTACTCAACGCCGCCAAGCCGCACGAGGTAGACAAAGCCTGGGCGACAGCGTTCGGCCAGGCTATGGACGCCACGGGCGACGATGTGGAGAAGGCGATCAGCCTGGTTGCCGAGGCGATAGGTGAGACCGACGAGAAGGGCGCCGAGTATCTTTGGACGCACCTGCAGTCGCACGCCACGAACGGAACAGGCACGCCGGCAAAGTTGTCGGCCAGTTACGCCGCGAGCGTGCAGAAGTTCGTGAAGCCGGTGGCTGCTCCGCCGCTGCCTCCGCTGCCCGACATGGCGAAGAACTGGCTGAACGACGTGAAGGGCGTGCCGTACAAGAAGAGCGACGTTGAGGCGGTCTATGAAACGGTGGACGTCGCTTTTGCGGTATACGGAGACATGCCAACCGCTATAAATATTGTAGCGCAGAAGCTAGGCACGACGCCTGCGGTGGTGCAAGGTGCGATCTTCCAGCACCAAATAAACTGGAGTGGCAACGAGTCGGACGGCATATCGGACGCCATGACCTATCTTGCTTCCGGCAACGTGCCAGTTGCGGACATCGACGCTTTGCTGGCTGGTTACTATGGCGCCGCCGCCAAAGACCCAACCTTGTCGGTGCAGGACAAACTCACCGCCGCCGACAAAGCTGCCAAACACGGCAGCACGGCTGCGCCTGCGATGGCGCCACTGGCTGCGCCTGTAGTGGTGAAGCCGCCACAAATGCCGCACAAGGTTGACGCCCTACTAAAGCCTTACAAGAACAAGCCGCTAAAACCAAACTCGCCAGTGTACACGATGGCGTATACCGCACTGCTGGACGATGGCTACGAGCCAGCGACGGCACTGGCGATGATGGCGCGCTCGGCGAAGGTCGGCCAGACCGACATGCAGGCTTTGCTGATCAAGCAGTTGGAAGAAGACGCCGCCGATCCATACGACAATTACTTTGACCACGAAAAGAAGAAGTTTGCAGATACTGCGCAAAGGCTAAAGGCGATTGGTGCAACGAACGTCACGGCTGCGAAGCCGGCTGCGGTAACGGGGCTGTCGCCAACCGCAGCCTACGCAGCGTCACAGGCGAGAAGTACAAAAAATTTGACTGCACAGCAGTTCTCTTTGAAGACGGCATTCGAGAAGGAAGTTGCTGCCGGTACAGACCCTGGCGCAGCCATCGACATGATCGCCCAGGCTGCCAATATGAAGCCGGACGCCGTCAAAGCGGCGATCATAGCGCATACCAGCCACATGATGACGAGCGGCAGTTACAGTGACGGCGCCAAGCAACAGGCGAGGGCGTTACAATCGCTGGCGCAAGGTGCTACTTCGCCAGGGTTGACGCCAACGCCACCACCCACGCCGAAACCAACGCCACCACCAACGCCGAAGGTCGCTTTACCTGCGGCAGTGGTAGGGGCGCTGAACGCGGCGAAGAATATGCCCACCATCACGCAGGACAGTAAGAATTTGCTGCTGGCTTCCGCGTTCGATCAGGTGATCAAGTCTGGCGGCGACGGCGCGCTGGCGATTAAAGCAATAGCGCAGCAGATGGGCATGTCCGAGGCGGACGTCAAGGCCAGTATTGTCAGCAATCTCAACGCCAGCTTGTCCGATCCGGCAACGCCTGCACACGTCGCTGCCGCAGCAAAGAAGAACCTGGCGGCAGCGTCTGCCTATACGCCGACGACCGGGCCGGTGGCGCTGCCGTCTGCCGGTCTTGCGCAGACGCTCGACCACGTCCTTGTGGACGCCGTGCAACTCGGTATCCAGAACGGTGTGCAGTTGTTCGAGGCCGTCAATATAGGCGTGAACTGGCAGTTGGCGAACGTCTGGGCGCAGAACGCGGCCCAGACCTACGCGTATGGGCTAGTGGCGGACATCAACGCCACGACGGTCGCCAAGCTGCAAAGCGTAATCGGTGGGTGGGTTGCTTCCGGCAAACCAATGACCGACCTGCGCGCCGAGTTGCTTAAGGCCGGGGCCGGCATCTGGGACGAGCGGCGAGCGAGCCTGATCGCCGTAACCGAGGTTACGCGCGCCTATGAGGTCGGCAGCCTGGCGATCTACAACCAGGTCGAGGGCGTTGAGGGCGTCGAGTGGGCGACCAGCAAAGACCGGCACGTGTGCCGGATATGCGAGCCGATGAACGGCAAGACCGGCAAGCTGACAGGGGAATATCCAGGAGGGATGCGTATACCTTCGCACCCTGGTTGTCGCTGCTGGTCGAGGCCGGTCGTGGCTATGCCGAGCAAGCCGGTCGTGAAACCGAAGCCTGTGGCGCCGCCGCCGAAGCTGGTCAAAGGCACGTCGGGCGATCCGAGCGTTGACGCCAGCGCGCACATGGCCGCCGACGCGATGAACGCCGGAGATAAAGACGCCGCCAAGCACCACTACCTGAACGCCTACAAAGCTGCGCTCAAAAAGACCAACTTCGACGGTGCACAGGCTGTTGAAATGCTGGCGCAGGCGAGCGGTGCGCAGTCAGGCGACATCAACGCTATGCTCACCGCGCACTACGCAGGCATCATGGCCGATCCGCTGGCGAAGGGCTACGCTAAGACCGAC